TTGAAGAATTCCGGAAAGCGTTTCCGCAATTCGGATCGGCGACCGATGAGCAAGTTCAGTGGGCCATCGATACCGGCATGACGTGGGTGGACGACTGGTGGTTCTGGCCCGACATGAAGATGGCCGTGATGTATGCCGCTGCTCACTATCTGACTCTCAATGATCGAGCGTCAGGCGGCGCAATCTCTGGCGGCGGCGGTACGGGCGGTGGCGGCAGCGTCACTGACCCGGACGTCGGATTGATCTGGGTGAAGAGCGTTCGCTTCCGTGACCGCTCTGTCACCTATGATCGTGTCGGCACTGAGTCCAGCGAAGCGAGCGCTGGGCCATCGTCGGGAGCCACGGACTTCTGGAAGGCCACACCCTACGGTCAAATGTATCTTTCATTCTTGCGGCGCAACGCACCACATGTGGCGGTGATCTGATGGAATACACGCTTCCAGTTAAACGCGCCCGCATGATGCAGGTGCTTCAAGCAATCGACGGCGGCAACGGTCCCGGCGTCATCGAGCTTCGCAACGAGGAGCGCGTGATCCTCGCGACGCTGTTGCTGACGAAGCCGTCGTTCTATCTGGTGGGCGATGATCTGGTGCTGTGCGCACCGACGACGACCTTCGTTGCCATCCAAGGCAGGGCGACCATTGGCACGATCTCCGACGGCAGCGGCAACATGGTGATCGACGAGATGAGCGTCGGCGTCGATGAGACTGACGACGGTGTGCACGACTTCGAGATCGTGCTCGACAATGTGGACCTTGAGATCGGCAAGCAGGTCACCATCGTTCACGCGGTGCTGGAGCACGGCTGATGTCAACGTACAACGACACCAAACCGCTAGACGCGAGAGTCGATAGCGTGTTCGGCGAACCCGTTGTGCTGAAACCGATGAAGACGCAAAGCCGCGGCATGCGTGAAGCGATCCCTGATCCGGATCGACTGGAGACAATCGCCATCGGCATCTACGATGCGACGCGTGGCGCTGAAGAGCAGACCGGCGGCGGAGCGATCCATCGTCAGGCAACGGTGGACGTCTCGCTGTCGATCCGCGACGAGCACATCCAGCGTGTCGCGCTACGCAAGAGTGATCGGGTTTACTTTCCGGATCGCAAGGAGATGTACGACGTGACGTTCATCCATCCTGATCCCGGTGGTCGTCCTGATGTGCATCTGGTGCGCGTGCTCGAAGATGTCGTGGAGATCAACCCATGAGCATCACGCGAATGCTGACACGGATGGCTGCTGTGGCTGCGCTGCGCGGCGCGACGTGGGCAGATGAGCGCGTGTTCGACTCCGACAATACGCCGCTGAGCCAAGCGCTCACGCTGAACGCTGCGGCCAAGCCTTACATCGTGGTCTACACCGACAGCGATAGCCGGATGGATCAGAACGGCACCGACGTCTACGGCATGACGCGCGAATTGAATCTGGTGCTGGAGATCGGCGTCGCATCGAAGATCGAAGGCAAGACCGGCGAAGAGACGATCAAGACGCCGCTGACTGACGAAGGCATGGAGATCGCGCTCGACATGGTCGAGGATCAGGCGCTCGCTGCGCTGTTCGGCGACGCCCAGTCCGGTTGGGCCGAACTGCTGAAGGGTTTGATCCTGCGGGTGCAGCGCGTGTCCGGCCAGCGTGGTGCCAGCGCTGATCGAGATCGCAGGTGGGCCGCTCGCCAGTTGTCGCTGGTGTGCGACGTGGTGAGCGATCTTCCGCCCGGCGTGCCGGTGCCGCACGATCATCCGATCCAGTTGTTCGTGCGCACGTCGAGCGATTATCCGGATGCAGGGATGGAGCCCATCGCAGATATCTGCCGGGCGATCATGGGCGCTGCAGCGGCACCGAAGTGGGAGCAGGTGCAGGCCGTGTTCGGCGTCAGGCGCATCGGCCTTCGTGCCGCTGGTCTCGCGCCGCTGTCGTCCGACATGCTGACCCGCTTCGCCACGATGCACGGTGACGATCTCACCGACAAGAAAGGCGAGGCACCGATCCTACGCAAGATCGGCGCTGACGACTTCGACTGGGTGCCCGATCCTGAGATCGGCCTCACGGAGGAGAAGACGATCTCGACCAACGTCGGCACCGTCGAGCCGAAGGAGCCGAAGGACAAGGTCGAGATGGAGGATTGATGCTGAACTTTAGCGTGGACACCAGCGAGCTTGTGAGCTTCGTCAAGTCGATTGAGAAAGCGCAGAAGCTGACGACACCGCTGATTGCCACGGGCCTCAACGAGGTGGGCGATGGAGTCACGTCACTGATTGCAACGAGCCTGTCGAAGCAAACCGGACTCTCGCTCGAACAGGTGAGAGGCGCTCTCGATGTCAGGCGAGCTTCAGGCACCAATCTTCGATACGAGATCAAGATCGACCCGGACCTGATTGGCGACGATCCTTCCTCGCTGGAGGGCAAGCGGGAGCGGTCCGACTTCATGGGCAAGACCAATCCGAACATGATGGTGATCGTCGTCTCGAAGAAGGATGAGCTTGTATGCATGGATTGCGAAGAGCTTGAAGCTGCAGGCCCGATGCCGATGTCCGTCGCGATGCAGCACGTGCCGAAGCATCCGCACTGTCGCTGCGTGATCCTGCCCTACGTGCAGAAAGGAAAGCGCCTGCCGGTTACGATGACATCATTGACCGGCACCAGTTCGCGCAAGCGGATGGGTACGCAGTCGCAGGACGTTGATATGACTCTGCGTCAGTTGGCGCAGAAGGTTCTCGACGGAGCGTCTGATCGGATCAGGATCGAACTGTCATGAGGTGCTGCTATGGCTGACGATTATCAGAGGGTGCTGCAGCAACTCGCCGATGTCCGGCGACAGATCGCGAACACGCACCAGACCGGCACCGTGCACGAGGTGAAGGGCACCAAGCTGCGTGTGGTCATCGGCAAGGACAAGGACGGCAAGGATGTGCTGTCGCCTTGGCTGAACACCAACAACATGCGCGGAGGATCGCGCGAGCAGAAATTCTACAAGAAGGGCCAGACGCTATCGCTGGTCTGCCCGAACGGCGATATCGGTCAGGGCATGATCGCGCCGTATGCGCCAAGCGAGAACTTCAAGACGCCGGAGCATGCTGACAGCAGCGGGCAGGATGAGGAGAGCTATCAGCAGGACGACTATCGCGGCAAGACCACGAAGGAAGGCCACGACCACTGGCTGCAGCCTGATGAAGATCAGAAGAAGCAAGGGCAGCAGGGTGGCAAGGGCGGTGGCGGTGGCGGCTCGCAGAAGAAGAAGGGCCACGTCGGCGGCGACAAGGCGGTGATGAAGGCTCGCATGAACAAGGACGGCGGGCACACGCTGCGCGTCGGCAAGGATGTTAGAGTTGCCTCGCACAAAGAAGGTGCGAAGATACGAGCATCGTCCGACTGGGTGGTGGTCAAGAAGGGCAAGATCATCTTCAGTAGACCACCGATTCTTGGCAAGGACCCGATCCCGAACGACAACAAGTAAACAGGAGAAGTCACATGGCACCTACCTCAGCAATTCTTCAGAAGTTCTACGTCTACGATCCCGGCCTTCACGCTGGCGACGAGCTTGGTCGCCTGCGTGTCGTCGAGGACGACAAGGGTCTGCACGTCATGGCCCCTCAACTGTCGATGCAATACTGGATCGATCAGGGGATGGCCGGTCGCCTGCCGCTCGCCGAAGTGAGCGACGCTACCCGCAAGTTCATCGCGCAGGTGACGCGCGGTCGCAGCGAGTCCGATGAGGACCCGAAGCGCGTGCCGAAGTACGACAAGCAGATTCAGTCCGGCGCTCCGGGTATGGCGCTGAAGGTGCCGCTGTCAACGCAGCGCCGCAACGCGATGCTGAAGGCGCGGAAGAAGGCGGACAAGAACGGCAAGAAGGCTGCTGCGCCGAAGAAGCCGGAGCCGCCGAAGTCGAAGCCGGAAGAGAAGAAGACGGAGACTCCCTACTTCAGCCGCCCGGCGGAGTAGCGGATGGCCTACGTTTACGATCCCAATGTGGACATGTGGCCGGACCTAAAGTACGGCCACATCGTCCTCAGCCCGGTCCGCATTGGCGTGGATCGCTACACCGGCAAGATGCTGACCGGGTGGGATCACGTGATCCAAAGCATGCTGTTGATCTTCTCGACGAAGTATCACGAGAGAGTGCTGCGTCGGTGGTGCGGTTCGTTCGTGCCTCACCTCATCGGTCAGAACGCGGACGAACCAACCATCGCCCGCTTCTACTTC